GTTAAATTGACATATTGATTTGTGCTAAAATATAAAGAAACACTATTTCCTATACCGATTTTGGATAATTTAAACTCATCTTCATTAATTTTAGTCACATAATAAGATGTTGATGAAGTTAATCCCCCAATAGGAGTTTCTGTTGGATCATATACAATTATTTCTCCACTTTCATATCCATGATTTGGAATCAAAATGCTATTTGATGCCGTACTAATACCACTAGTGTCAGTAATAGTTAATTTATTTTGATAGTTTGACCCAGAATTTACAACAGTAATTGATCCTATTTTTCTTTTTAAATTTTTTGACTTAATAAAATGATTTCCTGTTCCATATGAGGTCAATTGTATGGTATTAATACCAGCAACTGCATCCAAATAAGATTTGTGTAGTCTTATATTATGTAGATCTTGTGTTGACACAAAATAAGTTGAATTTGTTGATAATCCCCCGACAGAGATTTGTCCATCTGTTACATATATTACTTCTTCCGCATTTCTAAATTTGTGATAACTGGAAAATCCTACTTTATTGGTTGGACTTAATTGAACTAAATTCGCACTAGATTGTGAATTAAATTCAACACTATGCTCTAAAGTTACTAAATTTGCCTTTGCAATTGCGCCAGAACCGTTACCTCCTGTAATTTCAATTACAGGTTCATCAATATAATCAAATCCAGAATCTATAACGTTAATTTTTTCTAGTTTGCCAATTATGGAACAGTGACCACTAGCTCCAGATCCAACAGGATCAGTAATGGATAAAATAGGAGGATTTATAATGTCATATCCAGATCCAGGTGCAGATGGGACTACGCTTTGAATTGGACCATAGTAAACATTATCTTTTGCTTTATAATTTAAAAGTTCAACACCATTGATAAAAATACCTGTTAATCCTGGATTAGTTTCATATACATTCTCGCTAATTTCTGGATTAGAAATTTTTCTAATTAGTTTTTGTGATTCGAGTAATTGGGTACTCAAATCGGTATATGTAAAATCAGTAAGTTCAAACTTTGCATCTGTAACAGAACCATTTACGGATACAAAGTTTTCCGTAAAAATATTATTTCTGCTTCTTGCTAGTTTTACTTCGGTCCCACTTACCTTTTTAATAAAATAAATTCCACCAGAAATTCCTAAAGTATTGTCTATAGTTGGTTTATATACAATTGAGTCTCCTGTATAAAAACCATGATCACCAATATTAAGAGTTGTTCCTGAAAAAGATCCACTAAAAACTACCGATCGATCATTTATTAGTAAAGTTTGATCTAAATACGTTGGAAGTGACGGTGATGATACGTACAAAGATCCACTATCATCCGAATAAACATTTTGTACATTGGAAGTATAATTATTAACAGATGGATAACTTTCCTTTCTAAGTTTTGTAACTACTCTTTCCGCAGATACTTTCGATACGTTTCTTTTTATTGTATAAGTTAAATCTGAGTTTAATTCGTTTTGTTTTGATCCAAATTGAACAGTAAACGATTTTTCATTATTAAAAGAAATTACATTAGCAGTTTGTTCATCTCCTGAAGATGGTACAAAAGTTACCAAATCTCCAACTCTAAAAGAATGATCATCTGACAATGTGATATTATACAGTTTGCCTTTTGAAGGTTCATCTGATTTATCTACAATTGATATTTCAGAAACTTCATATTTTACCGGAACATTAAAGAACCAATTATTAAACTTAGAATCTTTTGTGTTTAACCCTAAAGACTTTATTCTAATAGTATCTCCTTCAGAATAAAAAGCACTGTTATCTGGAAGATTTAATTCGGATAAAACACCAGTGATTCTAACTTTTACTATACTTGTGTTTCCAGAATCAGCATATCCATATGCAAATTCATTTGTTTTTATCTCAGTGGATTCTGGTATATCTTGAGATATACCTTGACAATCTAAAAACTGATTTAAGGTTTTTGACCCATATGTAATATTCAAGGAAGTTCCATTTTCAAGGTCAACAACAAGAGTTCCATTTGAAGTTGGAAATGATACCGTAGAATCTACTTCTAAAGTCGTTGATTCTGAGGGTATTCTAGATACAACTCTCGTTTTTGGGTGGATTTTAAATTCTCCATAAATCGATCCAATAGATAGAATATCTCTATCATATCCAGAATCTAAACTTATAATATAATAATCTTTAGATCCTCTTCTAATTTTTTCTACCTGTGTAATAGTCCCTTGTGAAGTTACATTTCCCTCAGAATCTTCTTGATAAAGAGTATTATTTACGAGAGATTCTGGATTTCCTTCAATTTTTTCTGCAACTAAATCGGAAGTGATACGATATTGAGCGTCTGATGGTTTAATTAAATAGTCTCTTGGTCTTATAACTTCAACATTCTCTCCATATAGAGCACCAAAAAGAATTTTAAAAGAATTATCTGTCCCTTTTGAAGAATAAAAATCTATAGATTGCTTTACAAAAAGTCTTTCATTTAAATTAGAATATAACTCCCTATCTTCAAATCCAGGTGTAATTTGTTTTTTAACTTTTTTAAAAAATTCTTTAAGAAAAAGAATACTTAAGTTGGTTACAGTAGTTAAATTTCCACCAACTTCAATGAAATGTTCCTCTGCTTGAGTTTCTGAAAAAGTTAATTCATCTTTCACTTCATAAGAAGTGACACCACTAAATCCCCGAATACATCCATCAAAAGTAGTGGAAGTTTTTGAAGTATATGTAATAATTTCGGAATCGATCAATAAAAGCCCATAAGAATCTGGAAATCCTGCAGTGGAAGTTACATTAATTGTGGAATCAAAAAAAGTTACGTCTGAAGTTAAAGTTGTTGAATCTATTAAATTTGTTAATTGATCAACTTTAATGTATTGATCAATATTCTGAAGTATATCGCTTACATTTCCTTGACTTTCCAATGAAATGTAATATTGTGATAAGAATTCCGAAACAAGAGGAAACTCTTCCGAAACAAATTGGGGTAGTTGATTTTCAACAATGGAACTGATTTTGATTCTGGTTTCTTTCATTTTATTATATTCTTACGAGGTCTCCGTTAGTGTAACTTGATGTAACCTTATATGTAGATCCAGATATATCTGAACCAGAGGAAATATCATCAGATAACATATTTAATATACTGTTATTAATATCTAGCTGCAAATATAAATCCTGCAATCCAATCACATCATTGGATTTTGGAACCACTGAAATTTGAATAACAGGTTGCAAAAATGAGGTTTTTGAAGTTGCTACAATTTTAACTGGATTTAATTTTATTTCTCCTTTTACATAATCAATTTTACCAACGTTAGATTTTACAATGATTGGTTCATTTTCTGATTGTAGTCTAAAGAAAAATATACTTCCAGTTAATCCATTAGTATTAGGAGAATCTCCCATATACAAAGTATCATTTATTCCTGCAATTTTGAATCCAGAAGATTTGATATTATATCCATTCATACTTTTAATATGAAACTGATTCCCATAACAAATTTCGTAATCAGCAAATACGTTGAGTTCTGTTCTTAAATCACGTCTCATTGTAATTTTAGTGATATTGGATGTAATAGCACTATTTGAATCGTCAATAATCTTTAAATATTTACTATATTTAAATCTTGCCCCATACTTATTAAGTTCTTTTGAATTTGCATAATTTTTAATGTTGTTAAAAATAATATCTCTCAAATAATTTGAATCATTAGTTGCATTTGAATTATAATATGCAGTAGTGTCTGTTTCTAGATACAAATATTTGAGGTCAATAATTTCTGGCACAATACCAGCAACTGAGTATCTCCTTAGATCTCGTTCGATATTGTCCTTAACTTGAGATGAAACAAATGGTCCATTGATTGGTTTGATACTGATAAAAACTTTTCCGTACTGTGGAGGTGTTAAATCCTCTCCACCAAAAACAGAAATTGATTCTGCTTCTGAATATATCGTAGGAATGATTGTCTCATAATCGGATGCAGTTACTGCGCGATTTTGCGTAGAATATTTTCTTGGAGCATACTTTTTAATTGATTCAACGGATTCAATTTCTCTTCCATTTTGAGATGGAGAATTTGTTGTAATTAAAGAAATACCGGTTGTAACAACTCTATTGTTATTATCTACAATACGTCCATTAAAATTAAATGAGGAAACTCCATTTCCACTTTCACCATTAGTAATATTATAAGAAACTTCGATATAATTAAAGTTTGAAAGTTTTTTTCCAAATATACCATCACCAAAAATTAACTCATATCTTTGATCTTCTATTTCTTGTATGAAGAAAACTCTTGATTCTGAGTTAATATTAAAAAGATTTTTTGATAATTTATAAACACTTTTAACTGTACTTAACTGAGTATCTCTGACAAAAACACTGATTGAATCTATATCAATGTTTGCATTATCCAAAACAAATTTTTGACTTTGATCATTAGCATCAACAGTAAAACTATTGATGATATAGGTTCCCTCGTAAATGTCGATATTTTCAAAAAAAGCAATTCCATTTACTACTGGAACTGTAATATCTTGTGGAATAATAAAAGAAAAACTTTGATTTCCAAAAGTAGTGTTTGCTGTGCATACAATTCCCTTCTTCAATGTTAATGTAATTGGATTTGTTGTGAATCCTGTAGTGTCTACAAAGAAAGAAATATTTGCTTTTGATGCTGAGCGAGAATGTGGAACATAACCAATATTACGCGCTAGAGAAACTACATTTTCTCGGAGAGTTGCACTATCAATAAAAACCTCATTGCTAATCATGTTAGCATTATATGAGGAAATATATGTATTATATGCTAAAACATCGATCAAAGTTGAGAGATTTGATCCTTCAAAATCGTAGTCAGTAAAATTCGAATTCGCTCTTAAATACTCACGAATTGAACTTTTTATTTGATCGAAATCTAAATTTGTGAAATTAACTAATGCCATTTATCGTGTTGGCTGAAGTGCAAATGATAACTGTTGCGGTAAAACATCAATACCTACAATTTTATAGTTTATAGTGACATTAAATTCATTATTATCATAATTTGGTGCTACATTCACTGAAATTAAATCTACTCTTGGTTCGTAATTTTGAATAGTATTTTCAATTTCATCTTTAATTATTGATGCTGAGATGTCATCAATATTTTCAAAAAGAGAACGACTTACTTTTGACCCCAAATTTTCATTAAAAAAGCGTTCTCCTGGGTATGTTAATACTAAATTTCTAATAGAGCGAGCAATAGCAGTCTCATTTTTCAGAGGAATTAAGTCATAATTGATTGGATTGACCTGAAACGTCATGCTCAAGTCTTTAAAACCTTTACTGACCCGCTCTAACGGCATAAAAAGTATAAAATCTGTATTATTTATTCGGTTTTTTTGAGTTCGTAGAGTGGTTCCGTTCCATAATCCCAGTCATCATAGTCCTCATCATTGCGAATTTTTGAGTGAATTTCGTTCTGATGATAAAAATCGTGTTTTTTTGGTGTCAATTCGTCATTTGCAATCTCACGAAGCATTTTTTGCTTCTCAATTTGATTTTCCCAACCATATTCACTGCTCAAATACTGAGTTCCCCATTTATTTTTCATAAAATTTTGGTCTTTATCGACTTTTTTGGACATTGTTTGCTCCTGATTCCTTAAAATCAGAACTTTTTACGGGGTTGCTATCCCGAGTTCTCAAAAATGTTAGTATTGTGTCGATTTAAAGTATAATTTTTTTGTATTCTGACTTCAGAATTTTTAAAAGTCCAACATTCTCCATTACTATCTAGGAACACAACCCACTCTAAATCATGTTCTTGAGAACGATCAATTACAAAAAAAGCCCAACCTTTACCTTTAGGAGTAAAGACTGGGATTTGAGGATTTAATTGTAGCATTTTATTTTATTTTCCTTGACCACGATACTTTTTCTTTCGTCCATTGCGAGAGGTTGCACTCAATAGTGTTCGAGGAGAACGTCCCTGACGTGTCTTTTTGGGTGCTCCAGGTTCAAAAATAGTCTTATTCGATCCACCTTTAGCCATTTGTAATTTCCTCCATTTCTAATTCATTAGGATCAATATCTTCTCCCGAGTAAAAACGCTCTGAGAAGTCTTGGATAATCTCACTACAGTCTTCCATAGTGAGATCTGTATAAATTTTACGCCCTTTGTATAAAAGATTGTAAAGTGTACTCATTAGATTACGCGAGTTTTTTCATGTCCAACTCTAATGCGAGGATCGCACCAAATCTCAAATCCTGCCTCTTTTGCATCAAGACAGAATGAAACATCTTCGCCACACATATCTTGAACTGCACCAGATTCAAAGACTTGCATCTTAGGAGCAAACCAAGGATATTCGAGATTCTCAAAAACACCCTTCTTAATCAGAACCCAACCAAATCCAGTGTAATCAACAGTAAATGGTTTACGACGCTTTGAGATAGACTCAACGGTTTCATGATTCATGACTCCACCATTCTTGCGGAAATCATCTTCTTCCAACCAGTGTGCTACTGAGGTTGTGTGACCATCTTCTGTGGCATACCAACCAGCAACGACTTCTTTCTCTTCACCTTCTTCATTCAGTGCAACATCACAGAGTTGCCAGAATTTTTCTGTGTTGAAGACAATATCCGAGTCAATCCAAAGTTGATAATCATATTCTAGTTTACCATCCCAAGGAATTTGCTTCGGACCACGAAGTACATTTGCTCCAAGAACCTTACAACGTGCAAAGTTCACCATTGAAGAGTAGTCTTGAGAAATTTGAATACTCATTCCATTTTGTACAAGATCAAAACAAAGTTGTACAAATGCTTTTAGAAAGATAAAAGAACA